AACACCGGTTTCTCCACTTTCATCTTAAAACCAAGCGATAAATACCACTCAGCTAATCCAGTGGTGAACCGTCGAATGTCCGAACGATCAATGAAAACACCGCAGTCATCGCCATTAATAATCACGCGATAACATTTAATTCCTACGCGGCGCATCCAACAATACAGCATAGCAGAACTCAAGGTGTTACCAACTAAAGACGTGTCCATATCACCGTCTGACAGTGTTCCGTCAACGAAATAGCTTAAAAAACCATCCCATGTACGAGCTGTACCACGGTTAGCAAGGGTTTGTGAGCAGCACCAACGCAATGTCTTATCACTAGGATACGCTCGTTTGTAAATCTGTTGGACAAACAAGCGAGCCTCCTTAGATACACATTGACTAAAACGTGATGCATCTAACCCTATAAAACACGGATGTTGGAAAACAGACCATTTGTCATACATCATCTGCCCTACATCTTCAACGGTAGTTCCCTTTGCAATGGACCTACCCCCAAACAACTGATTGAACACTCCATATGCAACGTGTTCAAGGGGTCTTATAAATGTCCCAAATACCAAATTAAACCTAATGTCACGCGGCTGTATGACACGAGGGGCTGGATCCGGCTTCGAGGTTATATCTAACTTCTCAGCTTTAACAAAGACTTTAATTCTAGAGTCATCGCGATTAAGAGCCCGAACATTAAGACTCTCGCGGGCACGTTCGTAATTGGCTTTCTTTTGACCCGTATACAAGCTCGGAAAATCATCCAAAGCGATAGGGGTGAGGGAAGTAAAGCGTCCACGAACCTGCATCCAAAAGGGCATTAACTCTCGGAATAAATGTCCATGCGCGGGTCTTATTGGCTTCGTCCAAACATCCTCATTTTTCTGAAGGATCACTCTTTCGAGAAGACCACGCGCCAGCGTTTTGATATCAGCATTATGCACACGCCACGAACGTAGGGGTCCCCAACCCCCTAAGCCATAGAGCCAGCGTGTACGAGGTTTGCGGGTTCCTAAAGACTCCTTGTAGGCCAGGTCATCACTTCCACACGTGGGCTTTGTGGAAAGTCCTTCAACCATCTCTAGGCACCCCTATAAACTAGCAAACCTCGCAATCATAGACTGGCCAGAACTATT